AGGTAACTGCAAAGCTGGCTATTTCGCTGGCTTCTTTTTGCGTTCAAGCACAAAAACACGGTGTAGATATTCAGATTTGCAATATTTCTGGATGCTCCGTAGTGTCTCGTGTGCGCAATTTGATTGCTAAAGATTTTTTAGACTCAGACTGCACAGACTTAATGTTCATTGATTCAGACATTAACTTTGAAGCGGAAGACATATTCCGCCTAATGGCATGGAATAGCGACCCTAAGAAGGGTATTGTTGCTGGTATTCCAGTAGCCCGTAAAAAAGGCAAAGTCTATATTTCTACATTAGATACTGATGAAGAAGAAAACATTTTTATGAACTACATGGGCTTAGTTAAAGCCAAGCGTGTAGCTACAGCCTTTATGTTGATACGTAGAGAAGTATTTGAGAAATTGCGTGATGCTCATCCAGAATGGCTTTACCATGACGAGAAGAAGGTAGGCGATGAAATAATTGCTTTCTTTGACTTTGCTTTAAAAGATGGTCAGTACGTTGGGGAAGACTTCTTATTCTGCGACCGTGCAAGAGAATTAGGCTACGAAGTGTGGATTGACCCAACAATTAAATTAGGTCATATGGGCATGGAAGAGTTTGCTGGAGCCTTTGGCGAAGACTACCTATACCCATTAATGAAGTCTATTGAATCCAAAAAGGATGCCGCATAATGGCAACTACACCCGCATGGACTCGCAAAGAAGGCAAGAACCCCAAAGGCGGACTAAACGCCAAGGGGAGAGCATCAGCGAAGAAACAGGGTATGAACTTAAAACCGCCGCAACCGGAAGGCGGCTCTCGGAAAAAGTCTTTCTGTGCCCGCATGGAAGGCATGAAGAAAAAATTAACAAGCGAGAAGACCGCTAAAGACCCAGATAGCCGTATTAATAAGAGCCTACGGGCATGGAAGTGTTAAAATGAAAGACCCATTTATGAATATGGACGACGCAACAAAACAAATCATTGACTTTGCCTCCATTGCAACCGTACTAGGAACTCTTGCAGATATGTTGCCCGCTATTGCCGCTATTTTTACGATAGTTTGGACCGCTATCCGCATTTATGAAACTAAAACCGTTCAACGTTGGTTAGGAAAAACAGATGCCATCAACAAGTAAAAAACAACATAATTTTATGGAAGCTATTGCGCATTCTCCAAAGTTTGCTAAAAAGGTTGGCGTTCCTCAGTCAGTAGGAAAAGACTTTGCAGCAGCAGACAAAGGTCGTAAATTTAAAGAAGGCGGCTTGAAAGAAACCGACGCTGAGAGCAATCCAGGCTTAGCTAAATTACCAACCGAAGTGAGGAATAAAATGGGCTATATGAAAAAAGGCGGCATGGCTAGTGACGCTAAAGAAGATATGAAGATGGACAAAAAGCAAGACAAAGCTATGATTAAGAAAGCTGTTGGTATGCACGACAAACAACAACACGCTGGTAAAAAAACAAATCTATCTACCCTCAAAAAAGGTGGTATGGCTTGTGCACCTAAGAAAATGGCTCGTGGCGGCGGTATTGAAGTCAAAGGTAAGACTAAGGGCAAAATGATTAAGATGAAAAATGGCGGAGCTTGCTAATATGAAAAAGAAGATGCGTAAATTTGCAGAAGGCGGTTTTAGCTCTGCTCAAGAAGAATGGTTAGGCGGCGCTGACCGTACCGACCCATATATTTTAGCTCGTATGCGCTCTGCAGTTCCCGATGAAGCAAAACCTACTTCTCGTGATTTTGATGCAATTGATTCGGACATGGTTGCTCCATCAAGAAACTTAGAGCCAAACAAGCCGGTTACAAAGACTGTTACAAAAACTTCGGTAACTGCAACCCCTAAGGCTGCACCTAATGTTACTCCAAAACCAGTAGCAGAAACTCCGGAAGAGTACAAAGCTCGAATGGAAGATTTATCAAAAAAACAAGCATTAGAAAATGTTTCTCCAGAAGATTACTTCCCTAACCCAGTCGGCTTAGTAAAAAATTTAGTTAAACGTGGGTTAAAGACATACACCCCAGATGCTATGAAATTGCTAACAAGAGAGCCATTAAAGCTCGGTAGAGAAATGCCAAAGCTAACCATGAAAAAAGGTGGCTCAGTTAAAAAGATGTCTAGTGGCGGTAAAGTTAAATCAGCATCATCTCGTGCGGATGGCTGCGCTATTCGTGGAAAAACAAGGGCTTAATCATGGCATTTACTGAAACCCCCAAAGAAAAAGAAAAGCGTTTGGCTTATTACGCAAAAAATAAATCTGTCGCCGATGACAAAGAAGCAAAGGCAGCCGCAGAAGATTTGCGCAAGTTCAACGAAACTACAAAGGTTGATACAAGCGAAAATACTAATGCCATGGGTGATACCTATAAAAAAGGTGGAAAAGTAAAAAAATACGAAGGTGGAGGCGGAGTTCAATCTTATAATTCTGCTAAAAAAGAAGTTACTCCAGAAGGTAAACGTGAGCAAACTAAGAAGATGCGCCCACCAACCGCCGATGAATCTTCTGCTTTAGAGTTAAACCGCAGGCAGTATAAATTAGGTAAAGAATGGGCAGAAACAGACCCAAAAAATGATAAAACAGTTGTTGATTATGTTCGGAGAGAAAGCGGGGCTCCTAAATTACAAAGTTTAAACACATATAAACAGATTCCAGAAGAAGTTAGGGATTACGAAGCGTACAAAGATGCTGGATATAAAAAAGGCGGAAAAGTATCTTCCGCTTCCAGACGTGCTGATGGTTGTGCAATTAGAGGAAAGACAAGACTATGAGAGCTTCTCGTGGAATGGGCGATATATCCCCATCTAAAATGCCTAATGGAAAAAAGAAAGCTCGTAAAGATAATACAGACTTTACAGAGTATGCTGAAGGCGGGAAGGTTGGACTTTATGCCAATATCGCTGCCAAGAAAAAACGTATTAAGGCTGGTTCTGGTGAGAGAATGCGTAAAGTTGGTGCTAAGGGTGCGCCTACTAAAGAGGACTTTATTCAATCTGCTAAAACAGCGAGGAAGTAATTGAAAGACTTTATTAATCGTCAGTTGGAAATATCAGACAAGCTATTTAAAGTAATGTTTGACGACCATAAAGAACGCATTAGAGATATGGCTATGTGGGCAGAGCTAGACGCAAGTTTAATGCGTAAGCTCAATGAAAGAGATGCCGAGATTACCCGTTTACAAGAAGAAATTGCCAAATTAAAGGCTAATAAATGAGCACGTCCGGAACCTCTACGTTTAACCTAGACCTCAATAACCTTATAGAAGAGGCTTTTGAGCGTTGTGGTCAAGAATTACGCAGTGGTTACGATATGCGTACTGCACGCCGCTCCCTTAATCTATTAACTGTAGAGTGGGCTAACCGTGGCATAAATCTTTGGACTATTGAGCAGGGTCAAATTAGCCTAGTAACTGGACAAGCAATTTATGCCATTCCAACAAATACAATTGACCTGCTAGACCATGTAGTGCGTCAAAACAACGGTATTCAAAGTACTCAAGTAGACTTAAACATTACCCGTATTTCTGAGTCCACCTACTCTACAATCCCAAATAAGCTCACACAAGGGCGTCCGATACAGGTGTGGCTAAATAGACAGACAGGTCAAAATAACTCCGTGGCAACCGTTTTAAACGGCTCTATATCAGCTACAGACACAAGTATTACTGTGACTGACGCATCTCAGCTTTCAAGCGCTGGATTTATTAAGATTGACTCTGAAGTTATTAGCTATCCAAACGTGGTTGGCAACGTATTGACCAATTGTGCTCGTGGTCAAAACGGCACTACAGCCACTAGCCATACAACTGCAGCTGCAATTACAGTACAAAACCTTCCATGCATTAATGTATGGCCTACCCCCGATGCCGGCGGGGGTCCGTATACCTTTGTTTATTGGAGACTTCGCAGAATTCAAGACGCCGGAGCTAATGGCACGGTAGAGCAGGATATTCCATTTCGCTTATTACCATGTTTAGTTGCTGGATTAGCTTTTTACTTATCGCAAAAATTGCCAGATGGATTGGCTAGAATGCAGATGTTAAAATCAGAATACGAAGAGCAATGGCTATTAGCGTCTACTGAAGACCGTGAAAAGGCGGCGTCTCGATTTGTGCCAAGGATGACATTCTATGGCCAGTAAGTTTGCAAGCGGTAAATATGCGATTGCGGAATGCGACATTTGCGGGCAAAGGTACAAGCTCAAAGAGTTGCGTAAACTTACCATTAAGACTAAACAAGTCAGCATTAAGGCTTGTCCAGAATGCTGGAATCCAGACCAACCGCAGTTATCTTTGGGTATGTATCCAATTGATGACCCACAGGCTTTACGTGAACCACGTCCCGATACTAGTTATTTAGCTTCTGGAAACAGCGGTTTACAGGTAATATTGACAAATAGCGATGCTGTAAATGCCGTCGGATTTCCTCAAGGTGGTAGTCGTGTAATCCAATGGGGGTGGAGTCCTGTAGGTGGTGCAAAAAGTTTTGATAGTGTCCTAACGCCAAATTATTTAATTGGAGCAGGACAGCTCGGAACAGTAACAATATCAACAACATAGGAGTATAAAATGTATAAACGTGATGCAGATGGCATAGCCAAAAAAGGCAAAACAGACGGCACAAACTTGGGCAATTCAGGTCCAACCGCAGCTACAATGAAAGGCGCAACCAAAAAAATGGGCGTTAGTTCTATGGCTATGAAAGATATGGGTCGTAACTTAGCTCGTGTAGCAAACCAGAAGAAAGCTGGAAGAGGCAGATAATGGCTAAATTTTCTAAAAAAGTAATGGGTAAAGAAGTCGGTGATGCGACTGTTTATGCCGAACCACATACTATGAACGGGAAAGCTATGAAAGCTACTGAGTCTATTGGGTATAAAACAGACCCTAATTCTATGAGTGCAGTTGAAACAACTCCAGGCGGCATGCCAGCTCGTCGAGTAAGTATGGGCAATCCTGATTCAAAACAGATAAACAAAAACGGTGAAATGAAGCAACGTGGTTCTGGCGCAGCAACAAAAGGCTTTACTTCTCGTGGACCAATGGCTTAAGGGTAAACCCTGATGAACTATACGCAGCTTTTTGCGGCTATTGAAGCCTATTCTGAAAACTACGATTCTGCCGTTGGTGGGTTTGTGGAGAATATTCCTGTTTTTGTTAAACAGGCAGAGCAGCGTATATATAACACCGTTCAATTGCCACCATTACGTAGGAATGTAACTGGCACATTGACGAGTGGTAATAAGTACTTATCTGCTCCAGATGACTATTTAGCCACATACTCCCTAGCAGTTATTAATACTGATGGCAGTTATTCTTATCTTTTAAACAAAGATGTTAACTTTATTAGAGAATCGTATCCAACGCCAACTGATACTGGAGTGCCTTATTATTACGCTCTTTTTGGCCCTCAATATACTGCCGTTAATGAACTTAGCTTTATTATTGGACCAACACCGAATAACAATTATGCGGTAGAACTGCACTATTTCTACTATCCAGAGTCAATCGTAACCGCCGGCACTACTTGGCTTGGAGATAACTTTGATTCAGCGCTTTTATATGGTTCTTTATTAGAGGCAGATTCATATATGAAAGCGGATAATGATGTCATTACATATCATAAAGACCGCTATACAGAAGCATTAGCATTATTGAAGCGCTTGGGAGATGGTTTAGAGCGTGGCGATGCTTACAGAAATGGTCAAACTAAGCTAAATACAAACCTTAAAGGGAATGTTGTTTCATGACAATTTCACAAGGTCAGTGCACAATTTTTAAGCAAAACTGTTTAAGTGGTTTAGAAAACTTTGCCTCTGGCACCCCTTATACCTATAAGATTGCTTTGTATACTGCGCTTGCTGACTTATCCTACACCACGCTAACGTATACAACTCTTAATGAAATTACGGGAACTGGATACACGGCAGGCGGGAAAACTCTAACCATATCTCAAGTGCCAATTTCTAGTGGCGTTACCGCTTACATATCTTTTTCAAATGTAACCTGGAGCCCGGCTTCCTTTACGACCAGAGGGGCTTTAATCTATAATAGCACCACTGGAGCTGCTGTTGCGGTGTTAGATTTTGGGGCAGACAAAACCTGTACTAACACTTTTACCATTACTTTTCCGACAGCGAGTGCGGCAGACGCTATTATTCGCATTTCTAATTAAGGAGTTTTTATGCAAGATAAAGTACAAATGGCGGATGTTTGCGAAGCATCTGTTA